CAAGTAGTAAGTTTGATATCTCACCACGATCTACAAAAGACTGAAAGGTCTCTTTGATATCTGTTGGTAAGATACACTCATCTATTGTTTGAGGTCTATATTGTTCAACCCACAAAAAATCACTCATACTAATACTTACTAAAATGTCTCTGTAAAGATTCTAGTTTATCTTCGGCGTGTGCTAAATGTTCTAGTTTCTTTTCAGCAGTGGCAATATAATCAATATGCTCTGCAACACCAATAGGGTTATTGAGAAAGACCTCTAAGTCTGATCTCGCTGCCTCTACATCTGCCTCTAGTTTTTTCTTTAATGCGTTTGCTATCATTTGTTTATTTTACTATCTGGTTCTAGTGCAATCCAATACTCAATAGGTTTCACTTTATTTTTAAAGTGTGATATTGATTTACTAGAAACAGCAACATCATAATCACCTGGTACGATCTTTAGATTCTCAATCTTAAAATTAAATGTGAAGTCAGCATTTGCAGTACCCACAGTTTCTTCATAAGAGTTTGCAGAATTCTTTTTATCGTGAACTTTTAGAACTAAGTCATCACCAGATTTACCAACTAATGATAGATCAGGCAACTTCATAATCGCTGACATTTTCATAAGTTTTGAAAGCACATCATACTTTAATTCAAAAGAAACCTCGGCGTCTGGCATTACAACTTCTTTTTGAGGTGCAACTACAACACTCTCATCTGAATAATAATATTTTGCCTTAGACTTTGAACCTTCGGTACCGACAGTCATAAATTTTTCATTACTCATATCAATATCAGGTTTATCTATTGCAGATACAATACCCAATAATTCTGATAGATCATATATAGCAAACTGTTTATCAAACGACTCAGTTATCGTTGCCTTTGCTAATATATTCTTCATTGTTGAGATAGTAGATAATTCACTACCTGGTTTCACTAGAATATTAGTATTGATCTCTGAAAAGTTTTTCAATACCTCTAGTGTTTGGTCACTAACTTTCATCATTTGTTTCCTCACTCATTAATAAAATTATATAATGGACTGCTTTTAACAGGTCAGTCCTATTGTACCCGTTCTTCTTGCCGTACCTACACAAATATTTAATTGCATTTGCTTGGCAAAAATCTTTATTGATATTCAGGTGTCTCAAGATATCTTGAACCTGAAAACCCTCATCTGTTGTTGAATAATGTTGTTGATAAGTAGACTCTAAATAAGTCTTAATTTCATCTATAATTTTTTCTTCACCGTATTTCATAATCACCTTTTTCATAATATAGTGGGTATTGTTTCTGTCTGTAATAAATCACGACAAGGTACAATACCCATAACCTGTGGTGTCTCTTAGCAAGACACTCTACCTCTAATAGGACTTACGAATTGCCTATCAGTACTATTTATACGATTAGTTAGAGTAAGCGTATTTAGTACCATATAATGCGTTGATACCTGCAGCAACAATCGCTTTTGTAGGTGTACCAATTCTATAAGAAGTGTTATTACCATTAGTACCAGTATTCTGGTTAATGTAGATCATATGACCTTCACTTCTTAATTGGTCAATCATCGCTCTAGGTGAAACTAGATCGAATCTTGATCTTAGGGTTTTCCAGAAAACTGGTTGCCCTTTTGATAAAAGGTTTAGTACCTTTTGTTTTTTTGATAGTTTTGCTCTCGCCATTTTCCTATCTCCTCTTTCGTTTTGCGGTCTCACATTATTACATTTCAATTCGCTGACCGCTAGCGAACTTGAAAACCATTTGAAAGAATTAAGCACGCTCTCTCCTTCTTCTCATTCTTCGCTCTTTAGCAACCCGTCTTAAACTTTCTTTATGTTTTCTTTGTCGTTTAAGACTTGGTTTTTCATATGCCTCTCTCAATCTCAACTCTCGAAGGATGCCTTCCTTCATTAACTTTTTCTTTAACTGGCGTATTGCCCGTTCAACATTATTACCCTTGACTGTTACCTGCACCATACTCTTTATCTATTTGTTGTTTTATATAATCCATAAACCAAGGGTTATCTACGAACACTTGCATTATACCATTTGCCATTGTATTGACAATCTTTTCTTCTTTGTTAAATTTTTCCATTGTCTCAACCATACCATATTGATATACGATACCGTGCATAACTTCGTGAAGTAAGGTATTGGCGCCGTGTAGTGTTTCAACATAATCACCTCTCAAACCAATCTTACGATCATTGTTAAAGAATTCACCAACTGCCTCTTCGGTAGTAGCAAATGATTCAGGCCAAATATCAATATCATATTTTTGATATCCAATTTTAATTTGTTTTTCTATTTTACTCATATCATTATTATACAAAATTTTTTATCATTAGTCAAGCACTATATACAAATCCCCACCAAATACCATTACAATATTTGGTGGGGCAAGGACTATGATAAATTTTAGAAGTTTTGATTATCTACTTCCTCCTCATTATCATTGGATTCTTGTTCTATTTCCTCTTGCCCATAGTTGGTCACATCTTCCCCAGCGTCAACTTTGGTATAAAGGTCTAAGAAACTTGCTTTGGTATCGTCATCAAATCTATTAGTACACATCTCAATAGACTTCATTTTATCTTTAAAGATTGAGTATGCCTCAACAATGTGGACTAATCGTCTGGTAGATACGATCTCATCAATACCACCATCATAGTAGGTTTTTCTAATCACATCTGCCCAGGTCACTAGGTTTTTAGTAAACTCTTCGGCAGTTTTATTGACAAGGTCTTTAGTTTTAAGAACATTCTCTAGGATCTTATTCTCGATCTTAACAGTAGGATAAGATTGTTCTACTGTAATAGGAAATCTCTCAAGGAATGCTTCGTTCAGCACATTGGTACCGATAAACTTGCCACTCTCTGATCCCTGCCCCTTAGTATTGGCAGTAGCAACGACTGTGAACCCGTCTTTCGGAGCAACAAACTTGTTAATCTTTTTAACATAAATGCCGTTGCCTTCTAAGATAGGTTGTAAACACATAATCTTATTTGAAGCAAGGTCAATCTCATCTAAGAGAAGAACAGCGCCTCTTTCCATCGCTTCGATAACAGGACCGTTTTGCCACACGGTGTCGCCGTCTCTCAGTCTGTATCCCCCTAAGAGGTCATCCTCATCAGTCTCAATGGTAATATTAACTCTGATTAATTCTCTTTTCAACTCAGCGGCCGCTTGGGTCACATTTAAAGTCTTACCGTTACCGGATAATCCAGTAATAAACATAGGATAAAACTGTTTAGATTTTAATATTGATTTAATATCTTTGAAATAACCCCAAGGTACAAATTCTGAGAATTTGTTTGGCACAACTTTACCCTCTAGACTTGAAACGATATATGCTGCTTTGGTTTCAACTTTATCGTTTACATCAACTTTGGTGGGTACGATAATCTCTTTTTCTAGATCACTTGAAACAGCAACTTTGCCGTTGATAGGTAATTGATATTTACCTCTAGAGACTTTGTATTGGTCAGTTTTTAACCACCCTTGGTCTTTATAACCATTCTCTTTGGTAAAATTATTGATATCGGTTCTCGATACAATATCTGTGCCGAAGGATTTGTACATTTCTTCGACAAATTGTTTTTGAATTTCATTCATATATAGTCCTTTGTTTTAATTTATACTTAAATGCTATCATATTTTGATAGACTTTGCAAGGGAAAAGCGACTGAAATAATCGTTATATAACAATCGCTTATCACTTTTTTTATAAGTGTTGCAAAAATATCACACTTATTTTCAAGAAAATTAGTCAATATTCCCAACTACTTCACTTGATTCGGTAGATACCACAACTGATTCGTTGGGTTCAACCTCTGCTTCTGCTTCAGAATAGGTCTCAATACCTTTCAGTTCCTCAACCGTAGGTAGTCTATACTGACCACGACCCACTCTGTAAGAATGGTTTTTCATTAACCACTCTGGCATTTTTGCACCAGCAAATGGTTGTGTACCATACTTATTACCTAGATCAATAATATCCTGTCTGGTTACAACACCAGTAATACCATTGTCATTAGCAGTTTTAATAAATTGTATTTTTTTATCTAATATACTCATTTATTGTTCCCTTTAGGCGACTAGTTTAATGAAACGGTTAAGAACGACTCGACTTTGTAAACTATTATTTCTAGATTTAGCAAAGAGTCTTTTCAACTCACCCGTTTTAGCATTTTCGGATGGGGTCGCCATACCCTCATCGGAAACTTTCATAGTGTTTGAGGCAATCGTATAGTGTTCATCATAAGCAGTATTATGTTTACCTCTCTCGGTAACAATACACTTATTCTTTTTCCACTCTTGTTGCAAATTCTGTCTAACTTTCTCGGACATATCAAGATAACCTCTATCGTCAACTTTGCCGTGTGTCTCTTGGTGTTGCCACATATCAACACCTTTTCTACTTTGAATATAGAAGCCGACAACTTTTGTGCCAGTTTCATATCTCAAGTTTTCAATAAGATTTTTAGTAAATGATCTACTTGAATTAGACTTGTATTGTCTTTTATTTTTTCTACTCACAAAATAAGTATTGACACCGTGACCGCCATAAACATCCCAATCTTTACTAAGAGTATCTGGTTCATATCTTACACAACCACTATCTGAATACCCGTCAGTTAATATGATAGTATTCATTTTATCAATATTGTATTTTGAAATAAACTCAGGAACTAAAGTATGAAAAGCAATAAGAGCGTCATTCAATGGGGTTGATGA